CAGTAAACAAAAGCTTCGGGCACATAGTGATTACTATTGGAACGAAGCAGTAAACGATTGGGCATTGACATTCATTGATAAATTTGATATGATGTGTGAATCAAAGGCAAAGAATCTTGCCAGCTTTAAACTATACGAAAGATACAAATGTTTGACAAAATAAAGAATCTATTTAAGAAACCGGAAGTTATTCCTGAAGTAAAGAAAGAAAAGAAGCCTCGCAAGCCTAAGGAGAAGAAGGTTGCACCTGAACTTACTGCTAAAGAAAAAGCAACACAGGCAGGTGAACCTTATGTTAACATCATAAAGATGGAAGTAGATCCTAAGGATATTAACAGTGGTTCAGTTGAACTTGACTTCAACGATAAGTTTGTATTGAATCTGATTCGTGCAGGTTATAAAATGAAAGAGACCGATACAGATAATGATATCGTAGATCGCTGGTGGACTAATTTATGTAGAGCAACTGTACTAGAGACCTTTGAACAGGAGATCGCTGATCCCGATAAACGGGCACCCGGAGATGTACGCAATGTAGTCACTAGAGATTTAGGAAACGGTCGTACTGAAGTTAGTTAAAAAGTGTTGTAAAAATACAACAAAATAAAACTTGACATTAAATGTTTTTGGCTCTATAATAGAGACTTATTAACGTAAATTGCGAGGAGCCAATGACTAGCATTGATAAAATTACCCCCGAGGTAATTAAAAAATTAAAGTCTTTTGACTGGGACTTTATCATTGATTTTGGTTTTAACAAAGTAAATCATATCAAAGGTAATCAATACAATTTTTGGCGTGGTACTTTGATGGAGCAAGTTATTGCTACACAGGACAAACAAATTATGTTTGTCGGTGGTGATGAACATCACAAAGATTTCAATTGGGAACGGTTTGGAATCACATTAGAACTTAAATCCCTACTTAATAAGCAAATGTATTCACGTAGTGGTAAACTAAAGTCTACATTGAAACTCAACCTCACTAATCTACGAAGTCAACGAAATTTGACAAAATCAGAAATTTGTGATATAGTGCTTGTTATCACATCTGATGGATCGTTCGCTATTCCAAAAGAAATTGCATTTCAAAATCAAATTCAAAAGGGCAATAAAATTGACATTGAGGTATCATCTAAGTATATCATTGAAATTTCAGGTCGCAAAACTTTTAGTCCCGTAAATCAAAAAATTGATATCAATGATATGATTAAAGATTTCAGCAAACACACAATTGAATTAGCAAAACAAGATTTCAACTCCCGTAAACGCAAACCTAAAAAGGATTAAATCATGGCAACAACTACTAAAGTCAAAACTTCAAAAGGTATCAACATGACTAAACTAGCAAAAGTAAAAATCACAAAACCCAGAAAGACAGTAACTATCACATCACCTGATGTGCCGTATACTTTTACTAAGCCTGCAGGCAAGCTTGACATTAAAACGTTTGACAACGTGTTGATGAAGCCTCGGGAAGATTTTAAGAAACTCACTGTACAAGAGTGGGGAGACATTATGATGGAAGATGCAGTTATCAGCAATATCATTAAAACTGATTATGCCAACGATGTTGCAAATAAAGATCCACGATTTGACCCCACACGAATGGGTGTTACTGGGTATACTACAATGGGTATATTGTTTTACCATGAAGAATTCCAGCGACTCATGGATAAGCCTAATTTTAAAAATTTAGTGTCACTCTTTGATTTGCAATTCTTTACTTGCGTATTTTGTGTCATTTTCAAAGACGCTAAAATGAATTACAAAAAGGGCAAGGTTACTTATCACAATACGATTGATGGGTGGCACCACTTAATTGCATTGTACCTTGAGCTACGTGCGGGCAATATCAAAGGTTGGGATCCTGAAGATTGGGCAGACTTTCCCGTCCCCACGCAAACATGGACAACCGATGACCCTACATTCCCTGGTCGTCTTGCTTTAATGTTAAACGGTGAAGGTCAAAAGCCTTGGGGCGAATTTGAGTATGTTCGTATTCACAGTAATAATTATCGTTTGTATAACACAACACATCCAAATAAGGTGACTGAGGAAGACAAACAAGCTTATGACCAAGTTCAAGCTTGTCAAATTGAAGGCAATAGTGTGTTGATGAACAACAATCATAATCAATCAAAGAAAAAAGGGTCTATCACTCACATCGGTGCTGTGCGAAATGATGCTAACAAAGATATTGATCGGTTGAAATTCATTATGACGCAAAATGAAAAGTGGTGGCCTCATGAGGAACGTAGCAGTGCTATGTTTGGTTTTTACGGAAACATTTATGATGAATTTGTTCGTAACGGAAAGCCATTGAAGGGTCAATCATTTGACAATCAAATGCTAGCTTACAACTATATTGTTCAATATGTTTTCGGTAACTTAGATGGTGCAATGAAGGCAGTTGCAGGAAAGCATGGTGCAATGACCAAATTGCAAACGTTGTCCAATCAAGGTTGGAAAGCACCTAGTACTGATAATGCATTGCTAGCAATGATTGAAATCATTTATATGGATTACTTGAAAGGTACCGAACGAATTTCGGCGGCACGTGGTAGTTTTGTTTGGGTAAATACCCGAAATAAACAAACTAACATCGTAGATGCATTGAAACTGTTACCAACAGTTGGTGTTGTCTATGACCAAAAGATTAATTCCTTATAAATTGACAACATTGAGTAATATGTGTATAATATACGCATATTACTCAATTACATAAATACCATATGAACTACGCCCTCATCGATACTGCCAACACTTTTTTTCGTGCCCGTCACGTTGCATCACGCAATAGTGATCCGGAAGAAAAAGCGGCTTTCGCACTTCATCTTACACTTTCGTCAATTAATCAAGCCGTGCGCCTTTATAACATCGATCACGTAGTGGTCTGTTTAGAAGGCAGGTCGTTTAGAAAAGCGATGTACGCACCTTATAAAAGGAATCGTGTAGTAGATGAAAAATCTCAGACTGAGGCTGAGATTGAAGAAAACAGGATGTTTTGGCAAACGTATGAATCTCTAACGGATTATTTTAAAGGTCGTACCAACATAACTGTACTACGACATGAGGAAGCCGAGGCTGATGACATGATTGCCCGCTTCCTTCACATGCATCCGGAAGATACACACTATATCGTGTCAACGGATCAGGATTACATCCAATGCCTAAATGAGCGAGTGCATATTTTTAATGGCGTAGAAGGTCATAGAATTTCGTTAGATGGATATTGGAAAGAAAACGGCAAGCCTGTTATCGATAAGAAAACTAAAGTACAAAAAGTACTTGAAGGTACTCCCGAGTATTTGCTCTGGCGGAAAATTTGCAGGGGAGATTCCTCAGATAATATTTTCCCAGCATACCCAGGTGTGCGTGAAAAGGGCACAAAGAACAAAGTTGGTATCAAGGAAGCATTTGAGGACCGTGATAAAATGGGCTTCGCCTATAACAATTTTATGTTGCAGAAATTTGTTGACCATGAGGGTCTCGAACACAGGGTTCGTGAAGATTTTCAACGCAATCGTGCCCTTATCGATCTTACTGCTCAACCCGAGGACATGAAGCAAAAGTTCGATCAGCGTATTCGAGAATCTGTCAGAGTAACTACTACTCCGCAAGTGGGAGTACATTTCCTGCGCTTTTGTGGGAAGTACAAACTTGAAAAATTATCGCAAAATGCCGAGACTTTTAGCAAGTGGCTTAACGCACCGTATACAGGTAACTTGGTATAATGTTTACAACACCAGATAATACTATTAAGAAAATCAAACAAGGTGATCCAGACTTTATGATGACTGATGGTATCAAACTTGTACCTAGAGCCAGCTTTGAAATAGGTAAAGGTTGTCCCGAATATTTCAAAACTATTATTGCAAAAGCTCATAGTGACGGCTGGCTTATACCGATTGCGTATATGAAAGAATCTGAATATGTTTGGGAAAAACTAGGAGAATAATATGAACAGAGATTATCACAACTTACAATATATTTTAAACAAAACACCAGAAGAATTACTAGAATGGTGGATTTCATTAGACGATGACAATCAAGCATATGCTATGGAAATAATTACAGAATATCGTAAGATGCTAGATGAGCCAATTGTAGAAGATTATTCTATTGCAAAAAATTACTTGAAAAAGTTTCAACTATGAAGAAAGTTTATTATGAAAAAATTGGACGTAGATATCATCCTGTGGCTGAGTATGATAACGATCTTTTGGACAGTTTCCCTAAAGGTGCTCACTTGGTCCTCTGTTACCCGGGAGGCTCCAGCCGTAGGTTTAACGTGGAACCTAATCATGCCGCGATGATTGCCGCAGGTAGAGTGGCAGAAGAAAAGATATCAGAAGTTATTCGTAAGGCTAGTGAACTTAGCCCGCAACGTACACCCTTAACACCGAAACAACTTAAAGCTTGGCAGAATCTAGCAAAAGAGTTTGGTGAAGAGCTTTGTACATTACAAGGCGCGAGTACCCGTGATATTGCCGAAGCAGGTGTGAAAGCCATGATAGAAGAAGCTGACAAATTAATGTCAAACCCTGCAGTAAAGAAAGCGTATGAACACTTTCAATTAGTTTGTGAATTGACAAGGGAGCACAATGACACGTGAACAAATCATTACTGATATGTGTATCTCATATCGGCATGACTATGGGCTTGATAGAAAACCCGAGGATCCCCCATGGATTGCCGGCATGACACCCAATGAACGTAAAGGTTTGTGGAACACAATGGCACAAATCTATGACAACAACATTGCACCTAATATGATTTTAAAAAATGGCAAATCTAGCTGATTATTTTGAAAAGAATCGTTATCAGCCTAAGTTTGAATTCATGGCTAGAGTAACCGGCATGCATGGTAAGATTCGATGGATTGGAAGTGTAGGTAATGATACTGTTATCAGTGACTTAGTAGGTCCTATACTACATATACATTTAGATTTTCCATTAAAGATTGACGGTGAATACACACATCATTTTTTTACTAAACACAAGGGCGTAACAAGGTTAGTAAGCTTTGATGAAGAATCTAAGAAAAAGAAATAATGTATGATGCAGTAATTTTTACTGATGTAACTGACACAGTAACTATCTATAAAGCAATCGGTGCATATAAGATTGCTAATACTCTGCGACAACAGGGGTACTCTTGTTTGGTCGTAGATCACCTACATGCATTTACTTTAGATGAAATAAAAAAGGTAATTGATAATTCAGTATCAATCAATACGCTATTTGTAGGGTTCAGTACAACCTTCTTTAACAGCACCTTAAACTCTGTTAACAGCGACGGATCACTAACATATAGTTCAATACTATCAGGGGTGATGCCACAAGGTATTGACTTTGAAAATCAAGTTATCACACATATTAAATCCAGACATTATAATTGTAAAATTATGGTAGGTGGGACGAAGGCTCATGCTAATATCAATGACAAAAACATTGATTACAGTATCATTGGTTACGGTGAGGTCAGTGTGTTATCAGTAGCTAATCATTTAAAATCAAACACTCCCATACCAAATAGTTATAAAAATTTACACGGTGTAACTATAGTTGATAATAGAAAAAACGAAGGCTATGATTTTGTCAACAGTAAATTCAAATGGGAAGATTTAGATGTTGTTAATGCAAAAGTCCTACCATTAGAAATTGCACGTGGCTGTATATTCAAATGCAAATTCTGTAGCTACCCATTAAATGGAAAACAAAACTTAGATTTTATCCGTAACAGTGATATACTGTATGAAGAAATGCAATCAAGTTATGACAAATACGGAGTGTCTAGTTTTTACATACTTGATGATACGTTTAATGATAGCGTGTATAAATTAGATATTTTACAGACAACAGTTAAGAGATTAACATTTCAACCTAAGTTTTGGGCCTATACTAGGTTAGATTTAATAGCACAGAATAACGGACTGATTGACAAACTATATGATATAGGTTTGCGTGGCATTTATTTTGGTATAGAGACATTAAACAAACGCACCGGATTGATTATAGGTAAAGGGTTTGATAGAGCTAAACAAATTAACACGATTAGTCAGATTAGAGAACGCTATGGTAATCAAGTAACAATGCATGGTAGTTTTATTTTAGGATTACCTGAAGAAAACATAAGCTCAATGCGTCAGACATTTAATCAACTAATGGATGAATCTATTCCGTTGCATACATTTGTCTTTCATGGATTGAATCTATATAAAAATGAAGCAGTTCCTTTTAATAGTGAATTGGGCAAGAATTTTAGAGACTATGGATACACTGAACTAAATACTAACCCCAACTCACCTAGAATTAATTGGGGTAATCTACACTTAGACTATAACATTGCAAATGAGTTAGCATCCGAGTTTAATACTACCGCGCAAAATAGTAACAGATTGTATTTGCCAGGCCAAATAGGGTTTTCGTTAAAGAATTTAGGATTTACTGATGAACAGATTACAAACATAAGATACAAAGATGTTGAATGGGGTAAAATATCAGCAAAGAAAGACGTTTACATATCAGAATATAAAGAGAATTTAATAACTAAATTATCCATAATCATTTGATTATTATTCAAAATAGAGTACTATTATACATACAGAGGAATATATGAACAAAACACTAATTGCAAAACCAGTAGTCAAGAATCAATTTTGGATCGTTACTGACGGTAAGGAAAAAGTAGGTAATGTAATTGCCGATGGATCTGGATTTGAAGTTAAATTAAATGGTAACAAGACACGTTACAAGAACACAACTACCATTAAAAAGAAAACAAATATAGAGTTTGAACCTACTCAGAAAGTTGATAAGTCCACACACAATTTACCTTTTAAAGTATATCCTACTACCAATAAGGTTTATAATTCTATGCTTGATGTTAAGCGTAAAATGCATTTGTTTACTACAACACCCAAAAGTAAATGCTATCATGCGGCAGGCTGGTATATTATTGACCAAGGTAATGATCCTAAAGTAACATTCTGTCCTAAATATATCTTTATTCAGCGTTATCCTTATAAGGGACCATTTAAAACTGAGGAAGAAGCTAAAAAAACGATAAATAGTCTATGATACATATTAAGAGATTTATAGACAAAATATCCTACATGGAAGGCAAGCAAGGCAAAGATGTGGTGTTGCCTATGACAGACGCAAGAGGTTTACGTGATGAATTGGTTAAATTATTAGCAGATAACTATGATTTGAAGCAAGATCAACCTATTATTGAACCTGTCTTTCAAGTAGAAGTAAAAGGTGGTACATTTAAATGAGCAGAACACAACCAAAAGTGTTATTAGAATTAGTAGATAAACAAACATACAAGTGTGACCAAATTGTAGAAGCCTCAGGAATATGGGCTGTGTTTTACGATAAGCAACCTATCAATCTAAAATCACAACATTACTTAGATAACGAAGCAACACCTAAGTACAAGAAGACCAGTTTCAGTAATCCTGGCCATGCACGTAATCTTTGCAGAAAGTTAAATGCACAGTTTAAGACAGACAAGTTTACTGTTATCTTCATGAATTCTGGAAGTTGCGTATATCCAGATGACCAAACGTAAATCCGTCAAAGAAAATATTACCCATGCGGTCTTTTCTGAAATACCTAAACACAATAATATTTGGCTCGAATATACTATAGACGAGTTGTTACCTAGATGGTGGTATACCGGACGTAATGAAGGACTAAGACTAACTGATATAGGTACTTTAGCCTTTCAAGCCGCACAGATAGAATTCTATGACATTGAATTCAAACAACAGGGTAGTAGTTGGTATAGCTTTCTAGTAGAAGTAAATAACAAAATAAATTGCCCTTACTACTTAGGTTCAGGTAAAAAAATAAACAACGAAAAGAAAAATGCTTATATAAGATTGTATGACAGCAAAGTTGCCATGCTTATAAATTTGTATGGTTCATTGGAAGAATATTTAACTGCTACAAGGAGCAAACATGACAGAAGAAAAGAAAAGTAAAAACCCGTTTATCAATATGGCTAGAGAAGCCAAAGCACGTGATATGAAGTTAGCACCTGAGAAAGCCACGCAGATACAAAAAGCAAAAGCTCCTAAACCAAGCAAGGGGTTTGGTGGGTCAAGTGTAGTTCGTAGAACCGGGCGTGGTGGTTAATACCAAACACCTTCGTTACGCATTCGTCTAACGAAGGTTAAGTAACTGCTACATATACCATAGCACTTTAATTTTACTGTGCTAAACATTCCTCGGTCCTGTATCTCTGGAAGAAATATAATACTTGAATTGTTTATTGGGACTGTACCTGGTGTAATAATTTGACCACCACTGGTCGTAGCGGGTGTGTTTTCAGATAAACTATCAAACCAAAAGTAATTTGGATATAATGAAGTAGACTGTCCAGATATCCATGTTTGCATGTCAGTGTTTTTAGCATTAATCCAAAATCTATTACCGCGTAGGTAAGTTTCTGACACTTCATCTAGGGGTTGTTCGTACCCTACATAAAATTTATTATCTATTCTCCATACATCAATCAAGCATGAATAGCCAGCATCTAGTGCTTTACCAATTTGATTTGGGGTGTTGGCATTTTCAAAATTTTGCCCATCGTAGATTCCTTGGTAAGATATATATAACATAATATATATATTTATGTCAACGGAATCAATAGCTACCGCGTTATATATATGTAGACATAAAAATCTACTTCATTAACATAAAGGAAACTTAAAATGAAAACATTAGCAATCGTAATCCTATCAGCATTGTCATTGACAGCATTTGCCCAGACTGCAACCCCTGCCGCTAAGCCAGCAACACCTGCTCCGGCTGCACCTGCTAAAGCAGAGGCGCCAAAAGAAGAAATGAAATTGGCTAAGAAAAAGGATGCTCCCAAGGCAGATACTAAAAGTGCACCTGCCAAGACAGAAAAGGCACCTGCAACAACTGCTCCTAAGGCAGAAACCAAACCAGCTGGCAAGTGAAGTAGAGGATACTGATAACTATGATGTAGTTGATTTAGACTTACATCGTAGTTATGGTCGTCTAAAACTAATCACGGTTAATCTTTGGGATGATGACAGTGAGTTACCGGAACATATTCAAAAAAAACTTGAGAATGCAAGAATAAAAGCACTAGAAGTGTATCGTAGTAAATATGCAGTATGATTCTACCAACAATTAACCTTGATACCTTTTCAAATCAATATTTAGAATATTCCGGTTTAGATTCATTAGATAAATGTTTTAACAAAGATTATTTTTTAAGCTATCCGAGCCAGATTGAATATAAATATAATTCTAGAGGGTTCAGAGGGCCTGAATGGCCCCCTGACTTAACTAATGTATGCTGGTGTGTAGGCGATAGCTTCACTGCCGGAGTAGGTTCACCTTACAATCATACTTGGCATTATGTACTAGCAGAAGCATTAAAAATGCAAACCATAAACGTAAGTATGGATGGTGCTAGTAATTCTTGGATTTGTCGTAAAATTTTAGAACTTTTAGTCATCAAACCAAAAAATATCATAATTCAATGGTCATATATTCATCGCAGAGAAAAAACCAACATTAACATTTGTGACGAAGAAAGACGTATATATTCAATTGATACAACTACTGCCCAGGATATAGAACATATGTTTGACTGTATCGATAAAGTAGAATTAGCTAAACAACAAACAACCATTATACATACTTTTATTCCAGCTTGCGTTCCAGAAGAGGAAAAATCTAGATTTGATGAATTACTTGCAAAAAAGAATATAAATATCGTTAGGTTCGAACAATTGGATAAAGCTAGAGACTATCATCATTATGATATCCAAACTAGTACTAGTTTAGTAGAAAAATTGATACAATCTAAATATCTAAATATATAATAATATTTTTGTTGCATAAATAGTTATGAAGTTAGGAGTTCTTCATAAAAACTCAATTTTTAAACACACACATAGGAGATATAAAATGTTTAACACAGCAACTTACGCCTTTATTGACGGCGTTTCAGACTTCAAAAAGAAATTCGTAGAACAAACAGTTCAACACGAAG